GATGCCCTGGGCCGCAGCTAGGTCAGGGCGGTACATGGGGTCAACAAAGCCCTGAGTGGACAGGCCCTGAGTAGGCGACGTAGCGGAAACACTAATAAGGTCATTAGGCCCAGGGATATTTTGCCCAGCTATTTCCGTGACTGTGGGGGCGGTCGGTGCCTGAACAGGGGACACGCCCCCAATTGTTCCTGTAACCTCGGGCTGTGCAGAAGGCATATTAAGAAGCGATTTTCCAGCATTTACTGCACGGCTATATTGGCTAGAAAGAGCTTCACCAGGAGTCATTGTAGCGGACTCAAATATAGGTGCGCCGGACACGGCAGAAAATGCACCTGCTGTAATACCGCCTAACGCTCCAGTTTTAAGAGCGTCTTTAAGACTACCGCCAGCAAGTAACGTAGAGCCAAAACCGCCAACAAAACCGCTAATCGCTACCCCAACAGCGCTGGTTGCACTTACGCCCAACATACTTGCAGCCGCTGGGCCGAGGAAAAAGCCCAATGCAACACCGGTAACGATCTTTCCGACCGTGGAGCTTGCGAATTTCTTCACGGCCCCAGCTACGCCTTTGACCACACTTCCTACCGCCTTGGCAGCTCCTTTAAACACTCCGCCCACGGCCTTTGCAACGCGCTTAACAAAGAACTCAGGCAGGCCAGTGACGGGATTGATTGTTCCAGAGCCGCCCCTGCGACGAAGCATTCGTGCCTCGGCAGGAGTAATGTGAGCCAGCATCCGGTCGCCGTTTCGGCCTTGGTCAGCCAAAATCTGAGCAATGGGGTTAAGAGCAACAATCCCGCCCTCAGCAAAACGCTGCACGCCCATGGGCTCCATCGAGCCGGACATCTGGTCCAGAGCCATGTTCATGGCACCGAAGTAGGCAGCATCAAACTGAAGAGGCAGAAGCTCCTCAGGCACACCCTCTTTGATGAACTCAGCTCGGATTTCCTGGTAATTCTGTGGCTCAGCAAGGACCGCATCGACCATTTGGCCAAGAGCGTCAATGACCTCGGGAGGCAATTGCATGCTTTGCAATGCGTTCTTAAATTCCTGCACTGCAGCAGGATCCGTGTCCTCCGCGGCGCTCAGGAGCTCATCGCCAAACTCCCTGGGGTCGATCTGTTGACGAGCCGCCTCAAACGCAGCCGAAGAGGCTGGGTCAAAAAGCGGCTTTTGGTTGACCGGGGCTGGGGCTCCCATGCCCCCCAGAGACATAATTCCTTGCTCTTCCATTGCTATCCTTTCCAAGTTTGCCGGTGGGCCGACTTCGCCCGCGCGTCGGGAAAGGACGCGAATATGGGCAATATTATGCTGTAAATCACTGAGTTTTGTCCATCCTTAGTTCCTGTCTACCTCTAGGTAGGACAGGTAAAAATTGGTGTTGGAGGCCGTGGACCGGACTGACAGAACGTCCCCTGCTTCTAAGTGCAGGGGCACCCCGTTCAAGGCGTCATATTCACTTTGCGGCGGCACAATATGCTGATCCAAAAGCGTTATGGTCGTAACAGCGCCACTGTCTACCTGAGTCATGCTTACCTCCGCCCTAACAGCCGCTGTGTTGGTAATCCTCAGCGACCGACAGATGGTCGCCGTTGCAGCAGGCACCGTATAAAGAGTGGTAGTGGTATTCTGCGCCGGTATAAGCCGGGATCGTTCGTACTTGTTTGCCATATCACACCGTTACGCTAACCGTTCCAATTCGACCAGTGCCAGACACCCCCGCAGGGATGAAACTGACGCTGGGGCCAATTTCACTTATTGAAGACACATAAGTCACCGTTAAAATTAATGACGGGATTGAAGGACAAAAGGCCGTAGCAGCTTCTGCCAACAACACCAACCCCGTATTTGTGACTGCCCACATCAGTTCAAAATAGTCCCCAGCGTCTAAATCTAGTAAAAAATTCCATGCTGGCACCGCAGCGGCCGAAGATCCTTGGACCGTGATCTTTGTTGCGGAAGCCCCGATGTTTTGTCCATTAACCCTGAACCAAATAAAAGCAGTCGCTGCGCCACCGGAAGTTTTTTGAAGTTGTGCAGAAAACTGAATGTTATATACACCCGGAACATCTACATATACACGAGAGGTGTTACCCGCATCCCGATAAACGCCGTTGGAAAGTTGTTGTATCTCTAGAGGCAACGCATAGGCGGTATTAATAACTGTAGCCGTTTGCGTCGTGCGATCAATGAAAGCACCATAGGGAAGAGAAAAACTTTCTGTCCCAGCTAACGGCCCTCCTTGACCCCCCGCTTCATAATAAGTTCTTGCTGCTGAAATATCATCGGCAACAGTTGATATGTAAGTGCTGTTGAGCTGCAGGACAATCTGCTCTAGCGAACGCACCAACTGATCAAACTGCTGCGGACTGTACTCAACCGGGGCAGCATTGGGCAGACGAACATTAAATATCTTGCTCATCGCAACCCATCAGGCTGGATATCTACCCGCAGCGTCCCATAGCGCCAAAACGTGTCTGACTCATCACTTTCAATCTTCAACGAAATCTGCCGTCCACGCGCCCTGGTGTCCACCTTCTGTGTGGTCGGGGTTACCAAATAAGGGTCCAAGGAGCTTGGTACTGCAGTCGATTGCGGATAAGGACGCAAACGCAACTGCACCTCCAAATTCCCTTGTTGATTCTTAAAGTCAGGGACAAACCGCTTCATGAAGATCATCTGATCGCCATTCCCGATATCAAAATATCCAGACTGGATATACGAGGCCATCGGCTGCCCGTTGGCATTCAAACCCGTCTCTTGCAGATAAATATTGCTTCTTCCGGCCGTCAAGCCCTGAATTGTATTGATCGTCGCACTGGTATCAGTTGGCAAAAACTCCGCCCCAATAGGCCTCTCATACGTGCCAATATCCGACCAAGCCGTCCGAGGCATACTGCCCACGTGCCAGACATTCTCAAGATAGTTGTAGGTCACAAACCGATCGATAAAGTCAGACAAGGCCGAGCAATACCACCACGTCACCTCATTGAACTGTGAGTTGACTCCCGCATTGCACTTAAAGCCCTGCACCAAATTGATGTCCTTAAACACATAGTCTTGGACCGTGCAAGGCAGCTTCTTGACCGTACCGTCAAACACATAAAACGCTTCAGGGCCCATCCAAAATGCCAAGCCATTGACGTCCACCGCTGCATGAGGCCCGATGATTCCGCAGTTGGCACCCAACTGCTGGAAGCCAAAAGTGTACGGCGGCCCCACATACTGCATGCCATGAATCGAAGTGTCAGTGAAAATCAAAATCTGACCACGCGACCTGATTGCCGAAACAATCGTGCTTCCGTCCGTGAGCCGTTGTCCACCGGCCGTGTTCGTTGCAGACTCGGTAAAGGTATTGAGATCTTCTTGGTTTGAAAAACGCACAAACATTGGATCTTGGCTGCTTGTCGTCCCAATCACAGACTCCGTGCCAAAACAGACGAGGTGCCTGTCCGGCGTAGACACAAGCGCAAAATTACTCTTCGTGGGCGCCCCTGCAATGGCCACGGCCCGTGATCCGAGACCAATGCTGGTATCCCAAAGGTAAATTCCACCACCGACCACTTGACAAACCACATCCTCACCAAAAGAATCCAGTTGCCAAATTCCTGGCAGGAGCTCCACCCCTGCACCGCCTGGGCGAGGAGTACCCCAGGTGAATAACCCCCAAGTGCCCACGCCCCAGCCGTAGTCAAAGTAGCTGACGTTTGCGCCAATGTTAATCTGATAAGCGCCTACTGTAGAGGCGCCACCATTGCCAGAATCGGACGCATTGGCCGCCACTGGTGCCAGGATTGTGTAACTGTTGGCGTTGATGACCGTTTGAATCTCGTACTCTTGGTTGAGCACCGTTGCTGTAATTGCCCCTCCAAGGGAAACGGCGCCGCTGTAGGTAACAAAATCCCCAGCAACTGCGCCGTGCCCAGTGTCCGATACGGTGATGGTGCTGCTTCCATTAACTGCAGCAAACGTAACATCGCCCGCTCCCGTAGTGCTGCGGATTGGGGTAATGTCCCCCCAGGTTCCACCACGATAGGCGTAAAGCTTTTTATTAGTCCCCACCATCATATGGGGAGCGCCGCTCAAGGAATTCCAAGTAAAGACATTAGAGGCCTGCCCTACAAGATAGACTTCCGTGTCACCAAAATTGGTCCAGCCACCTAGCTTTTCCGGCAGGCCGTATCGGAAACGAATGTAGTCGCCATCAATCCAGCCGCCTTCTGCACCATACTCAGTATTTTGCTTGTCGATTCCTGGCTTAAGGGCGAGGCGAAAGTAACCCATTTACTGTGAGCCCCAGGTCTTGGCTCCTGCTGCGGGGAGCGTGGTTACCCAAATAGAGATATTTTGCTGAGGCGCCCAAGGCTGTCCGCAGTTGGTGCAGACGCCAGTGGATTCCTCAAGGGCGCTGACCGGGTCCTTGCAATGAGAGCAGACGACTTCAATCTCGTGCTTGGGCTCGATGCCAAATTCGGTTTTATGGGCTTCAATGGTCGTTTTCATTTAGTAACTCCAGACCGTTGGTCTGTTATTGTCCCAGTCGTCTAGGTGGATGAACCGTCCAGTGCCTTTTTGTTGAAC